CATGTTTTCGAGCCATAACCGAGGTAATACAAGATACGAAGCATAAGTAAGATTAAACCACAATGATATATCCATTTGCTCATCGTCTACCATTCTGAAAGAATCCGTAAATCTTGCTTAAGACCTTCGTAATCTTTATCTATGTCTGCGTGTAAACGACGTACAGAAAAAATAGGTATGACACTCCCGGTACCGAATATTTCTAATGTCGAATATACTCGGTCATAAACGCTAACCTTGACCGCAACAATATGTTTAGAAAGGATGGTATATTTTGTTCCGTCGGCCGCTATAATTTCAAGGAAGTTCATTACTAATCCCTTATTTCAATTTTAGGATGATACCTATAGAGGACGCCCATTATTTCTTTAAATAACCGTTCGACTTCTTCCTTTGTATTATAGTGTATAGCCGGGTTTTCAGAATGGTCGGTATATATTTCTATCCGAGATTTAGTTTTAGCATTGCCGTATACTATCCTAACCATGACTATTTTATATAAGACAATGCAAATTTCATCATCGGGGCATTTTAAGGTAATAAAATCCATAATTTATTTAACTTTAGATCGAACATGAAATAATTTAGTATCTAATTTATAAATCTTTGTTCCTTCCTGACCTACCATTGTCTCTACGCTCCCCATGTGGTTACCCTCGGGTACTCGAACGACGGTTGAGCTTGTGTAATGATCGTATACCATCGAATGAGGCGGTACTAATACATAATTTCGATGTTCTTGAAGGCCAACTCTCATATAGTTGTAATTAAGATAAATTGCATAGTCAATCCAGTATCTTCTTGGTTCATCCGATTCATTCATGATCTGCACTTCATGTTCGCCTGTTAAAGTACATCTATGACCATCTTTACATTTTAGATTATCGCGACCGGTTGTTGTTAAGATAAATTGATCTGCGTGTGCAGTAATAGCCGTTAACGCGAAAAGTGTAATTATGGATTTTCTCAATAGCATTATTTAATTTCCTCCACTGGTAAAATAGGTATTTTATTTTTAATAAATGTTAACTTATATTTAAAACCGCAACAGATAGCAGTATATGTTTTCTTTTTAGGACAAATTGAAAAATCAAGGTACTTAAGACAAATACTGCAAATAGCTTTCATGATCTATTGCTCATTGAATCCTCTTAGCTTCTAAAACGACCATATGTTTTATCTCTTTAAAAATCCATTGCATAGGTACGGTTTCGCGTATTTCGACTTTTAAATATTGCAGTCTATATTCTTCGTCTCGAAATGAAATTTCCCATTTGCCCGGAGGCAAAATGAACGGCAACGGTAGCAGATATTCGTCACCATAAGGATACGCTTGATTTATTTCTATATTTGAATTCTTATATGAGTTGTTCCTTACGGTATCTTCGATTAATGCGTCCATAGATTTATCACAACAAACGCTCCAAGAGTCTATTGACGCATTATATTTTTTTATATCTTTTGCACCACAAAAAGGACAATAACTGTCTAACATTTATTTTTTCCTAAATCCTAGGCCGGTACTAAAGATTAATCTACGCCACACGCAAACGCGATCAATCAAATAGACCGGCCAAAATATATTAGCGTGCGGACAATTTTCTTAAAGCTAGTTTTAAGTCATCAATTCTTACAATTGCATATTTGTCACCAATAATAATTCTCACTTGGCCAGGATTACCGTCGACATTATCCAACGCCATGTCTTCATTTAATTCTATTATCACTTTCATTTTTTACCTTTCCACGGTGAAATATCCCAATCGTCGGCGAGAATGTCGGCTGTTGTCGGAACGAATACGCCACAACTTCCGTCAGGAAAATGGATATCAATATGCGGATGATATTTTACTTTAGTACCCGGCGATAATATTTTATTCAATGGTTCTCGATTTACTTCGAACTCGCTACCATTAACTAAGTAGATAAAGGAAGCGAATATATGCCAAGATTTACGATATAGTTTATTACCTTTTTTAAGTGCCTCTAACGCATCACTAAAATTCATGCTGCAAATTCCCAATCGGTAGATAATAAATCGCTTTGTGAGGCAAGCCATGGAACTAAATCTTGTTTCGCAGTACACATATAAATATATGGTAATGACATTTTGCTATTGATATCGGGTATCTGAATAGCTATCCACATACCTTTACCGTTCCAACCGGAACGACGTAACTTATTGCCTTGTTTAATTAATTCTAATGCGTCACTGAAATTCATAATTTTACCTTGTATCTTATTTCTATTTTCATTTTAATATCTCAAAATTAACCGACCCGCTATCAATCTACATTATGCGCTGATGCGATTAATAAATAAGTCGGCTCTCACTTGGCGGGTTTCTAGTTCCATCGTACTAAGTTATGTTTCGTGGTTAATGTACACTCTCACGAAATCAATATCAGTAAGTGAACAGCCTATTTCGGCGCCGGTTTTCGAAACCCATAATTCTTTAAGTCTTTGCCCATTTTAATCCTGTAGTTCCTTTCCATCTACCTTTTGCCATTTTATCTTTCATATTATCTTCATTTGTTCCTAACCATAAATGCTCTGGATTGACACATTTTCTATTATCACATAAATGGCAAACCATCATTCCATCTGAGATTTTTCCTTTAAAAACTAGATAAGAAATTCTTGATCCTCGATGAGGTTTGCACTTATCATAGATCCTAGCATATCCTTTAGTATCTAAACATCTTGTCCATTCCCAACAATCATTCGTTCGATTGATGATGATATTGTTTAAAATTTTATACTTTAATTTTTCCGTGACTATTAACTCATATTTCTCTATTGTTTTTTGATGATGTTCATTATTGCGACGACTAACACATGCTTTGCATTCTTTCCTATAAATCATCTTTATCTTATCTCTAAGATAAAATTCTTTAAGTGATTTTTCAGTTTCGCAACGATTGCAAATCATAAACACCATCATTAAATAAAAAGGCTATTTTCCCTATTTAGCGTATTAATGAGTACCATTTAAGGTCTATCACTAATCTCTTATAAGCAATCTAAGTATCGTCGCCCACATTCTCCGCGCTTGGACGAGCGGGAATTCTTTAAATTCGTGCCTGTCTTTCCAGGCGGTCAATACGTTCCTTCCACTTTCGTGGTTAGCCTTTAGGATGCAACGTATAAGCATACACTCGGTGGCAATCGGCACGAATTGCACGTGCTAGCTTAGCGTTTCAACCTAACTGTTTGCCGTGTGCGGTAGCTAAGCGGGTTATAGTCTCCGGCCATTATCAGTATTAATACCTCTGCGCCACTGTCCGCAGTGCGATTGTCATAATATAAAACGGCATCATTTATCTAGGTAGCTGTGTCGCAGTATTGGTATAAAGCGTTCCTGTAATCCATAGATCAATGATACCGAAAAAAAACGTCAGTCTATGCGCGACACTGACGAGACGCTAACCAAGATAGAAAGATCGTAGCGTTTCTATCTTTTGCATTCAGCAATAAATCGCTATTTAATGATATCATTATTTCGATATACCGCAAGCTCTAATTGAAGCACGCGATCTTGCAATACACTAATCCTATCATGCTCATACAATAAATCTTCAATCAGCATTTTAACGACGGTTTTTAGCTCAAATACATTCATTTCGTCAACATTTAATTTCATATTTTTGCCTCACTCTTGAAACGTACTATATTACGTAATATGTAATGGTACGTAATAAGTATGCAAAAGGTTCAATTTATACCTATCGTTCTGACTCACGATAAGGTCGGTTATCGTGAGTTAGCTTTCTGAATCTTCAATTTGTTTTCGTACTGCCCTATTCCAGCCCCTATACGCGTACGCAGTCGCTACCCAGGCTTTTATGACTTCATCGGGTCGGGAATCTCTCGTTAATGCTCCAACGGGAGAGATGGGGTCATCGGGAAGCTGAATGACAGAACAATGATAGGAAATCGGAATAGGTTCTTTTGTAGCGCACGAGAGGAGAGATACGCATACTAGACTAACGAAAATTTTGTGCCTCATCAAGCCCCCACGCAATCGCTTTAGCCGGGTCTTTAGACACGTTCTTAGCTAAAATGCGTATTGCTTCATTCTGTACTTGTCTCATCTCGAAACGGGATTTTTCTCTAGCTTCTCTATAGCGTTCTTTCATTTTTATAGATTCTATCTCTAGTTGCTCAATCTGTGATTGATAAGACGCTATTTCTTGCTGATCTTCTTTCATTTTCTCCCAGCTAGCGCGGAACCAAGCGATTGACAGAACAACGAACCCAATTAAAATACATATCGTAATCCGCTCTATTCTTTCCGTCATTTTTCTTTGGTTCCGTCTATTTATTAAAATTTAATACATTTAGTTAAAACGGCAGAAGGTTGCATAATGTTAATCGGGTCACCTGAACCATCCGTAGCCACTGAAACGGGATGGGTATTCCCATTCGCGAACGTTTCACCAAAACCAGTGGTTCCGGAAAGTACACCGGCTGCTACGGTTGAACCAGGGTGATTATGCGGAGCAAGTTGACCTTCAGTCATTACAAAAGTTTCAACGCCACCGACTTGACCGGTCACATTACCCGGAACGCCTGCGCCGCTGCCACCTACACCAATTGATGCCCTACGGCGCATATCGGGTACGTTAAATGTCGTCGTTCCGTTACCATTACCCCAATTAAAGAAAGTAATTAAAGTTGCACCGCTTCCTGTTGCTGAGGCAGACAGTGTGATTGCCGTACCACTTACAATACTTGCGACCGTTGTACCGGACGGAATATTTGCCCCTTCTACTGCCATACCTACATACATACTGGCCGTGGTACTTAAACCCGTAACACTATTCATCGTGTTAGTTAATGTTCCCGTTTGAGAAAAACTAATCGCGGATAATAATATGGAATACGTAGTTCGATTAATTTGACTGCCGTCGCAAAGTAAATAGCCCGCAGGTACTACCGCGCCCGCAAAATCAATAACTGTACCGGGTGGATTACCTTGAGCATTATCGCTTAGTTGTAACCACGTAGTGTCCGTTCCAGGCGTTGCAGTATTAGCCGCAACTTGGTTCTCGTATACTTGACCCATGTAATAAACACGTGCATAAATCGGATAGGCGAAAGGCGAGCCGCCGTTATCCGACGAGGTAATAAAATTAGGCGAGCCGAATTGTTGATACTCTTGGATATTATTCGTGATATCGAAAAGCAATTGATTCATTTGCCCACGGGGAATGGGAAGTGCCGCAGGGTTTGTTAATAAATCTAGCTCATAGGGGTCTGTCCATCCATCCGAATAACTAACGGAGCCGTCAATAGCGGGGGAGGAGGGAATAGCGGTTAAATCATCAGCATTCTCACCGAAAGGAAATATATAATAAAGAGTAGTCATTTTAAAACGTCCTTATAAACTGTAAATAATTCCAACGCCCGTTGGTCTTGGTAAAACATCAAACTGTTGTATGATCGAAAGTAACGACGAGGGAAAACCAGATATCGAAAATTGATAAGTAACAGTCATATTTAAATTATCCAACATATAAATATTTCCCGCCCATCCGATATTGGAAGTCGTCGTAAGATAGTTTAAAAATTTATTAACGTCCGTTACATCAACACGGTTCGATAACTGAAAATATTTTAACCTTAATAAAAATCGTTGTTGCTCTGTTGTGAGCGAAAGAACCGATCCACGAATTGAAAAATTACTACGCCCAAAATTGAGATAACTATTTTCTAATGTGGGCGGGCTTGTATACGCATTGAATCCCCATATTGGCTTACTCGATGACTCCATTTCTTCAAGGAAAAACAAAGGGATATTTAAAATATACGACCACACAGATAAACCGAAATTATTAGCGGTTTGTAAATTGAAAACATTATTATACCAATCTGTCCAAAATTGCGTTTGATTTGTATTGTACCAAGTTTGCTTTTGATTAAGTAAACTTAATAAGTTTGTTGCTTCGTCATATTGCCATATGATTGCCTGTAATAAATTTACGGAATAATTAAAGTTTTGTATTTTCATACTTGCACAACCGTAATTAATGCTGGGTTTAAAACGGCTTGTTGGAATACCGCTAACGGTATTTCTGTAGTTTGTAATGTTAGAGTAGGCGTAAATGTTATTATTTCCGTTGCGTCTGCGGTTGAATTCGCACTTACGATAATTGCGTTACTGCCGCTTAATGAAGATACCGTCGTGCTAGGCGGGATACCCGCACCGGATACACCATCGCCCGGTGTAATCTCGGTGTTATAAGTTAGTCCGTCAATGGTCATCGTGCCGTTATGAGTTGTCCCTTGCAGTGTATATGAAAATATCCCGACTTGTACTTCTTGCACAAAAAGCCCGGGAGATAGAATATTAATTGCCCCTGCAATTTGAAAAGGTGAAACGGAAGCTCCAACAACGAACCCCGGTTCATTCGGTATCTGACCTGCCGCATAGGCAATAATAGAATTTTTAACGGCGCTAGGTACATCTTGCACATTGGCAAATTGATGAACGGTAACCGTCATTGCAACGGTAACAAAATTAGGAGTATCAAATAAGACAGGTATGACTTGACCACTAAACGGATTAGTCACATTGACACTTTGTGGTACGCCTAGACCGTTATTATAAGCGCAACCTCCGTTCTTAGTATTCGTCAATGTTTCCGCAATAGCTAATGGCGTCGCCGTTCCTGCAACACACGTATATAACGAATTCGCTACCATTGGCACGTCATTGATTGTTGCGGGCGAACTCGTTGCATTTTCTTGAAATGTTAGACTCGTTACGCCAGGCGTTAAATTATTATTTGTTAATGCCGAAATAATTGCTTGAGCAAACCCCATTCCTTGACTTGCTAGCGTATTTATTCGAAACAGTCGTGCTTGAGCATCGGATTGTGTTGAGGTTCCCAGCGTCGCATTAGCGGGATTTGTGACCGTTTCCCACCCGAGGATATTACTAACAATCGTTGTCAAAGTACCGGCATTACCAGGAATAGCGCCGGTTAAGACCGACTGAAACGGTACATTTGCAATGCTTCCGCCCACTGGAATAACTGTTGTTGTGACTAATTCGTAGAGGTCACCATTACTGTCTGAAATCTGAGCGCCCGCCGGAATGGACGTGCCAACTATCCCCGTCAATGTACAAAGTACCGTTGAAGGTGAAGCGACGGTTCTTTCACTCCCTAATAAAGCTAAAAGCGCATCTAAAAATATACCGCCCGCTTCATTGGGATTAATTTGATTTGCGAGGGTTGCGTTATTATCGGCTACGGCGGCACGCGCTAATGTTTCAGCCGTAATCAATGTCCCTTGCGGCGTATTAGCATCTAAATTTAAATCACTTCCAAAAGCATTAACGTATTCGGCTTGTACTTCCGTTAAAATATCCGCCGTGTCTGGGACAATAACACCTGTCGCAGTAATATAGTTATAAACATCAGGCATTTTCGACTACTCCCGTAAATCCACTTGTTCCAAACGTTGTCCGGATAATGGCAGAATAATTTAATGTATTCCCTAATCGCGAAGTAATCAACGAAACGACTTCGATCACATTGGGGACGTTTAAAAAAGCATTTCTTAATGCGGCATTAAACTGTTGAATATTAGGTACGCCAATCCAAAGAGTCTGGAAATAGGGAATTCCCTCGGTTGTGTTTAAAACAAGTTCGCCTAATAATGTTTGTGCGGCTTGGGCGCACGCTTGAAGTGCAGCTTGCTGATCAAAAGCAAGCGCGATATTTCCGTCCGCATCTAAATAAAGATCATTAAATGCAACGTTTGGAATATTATCATTTACATTCGCAGATAAAGTTAGCAAAAATTCATCTCCTTATGGGCTAATCACAAAGGGGAATATCCCTAGGCCGGTTATATTAATTGAACCGGCAAAACCTGCACCCGCGGGCATTGTTACGACCCCCGATAATAGTGACGTGCCACTTACCATCATATTACCATCCATCGTTATATCGCCTTGTAGGACGATAGAAGGTGACGTAATAGTAGTACCGCCCGGAGAAGTAATGCGGATACCGGTTTGACTAACGGATATTCTAACTGTGCCGTCTATTGTTGATAAAACCGTGGCATTATCATCATCACTATTAATAACATAGTCGTGCATTATATCAGGTATAAAAACACTGTCGGCAAAATTCTTAATTCGACCGGTGTTAGGCGGCGTTTCAGCATACGATTGAAGAAATAAAGATATATCCCGATCGTTTGCTACAACCCAGCCTAGATTACCAGGCACGAGATTAAACGAAAGAAAACCCCCGCCACCGCCGGATACTAATACTGGAATACTCGCGATCTGAGGGCGTGATACGGTTGCGCCCGATGTTGTTACAACCGCAATTAAAAGTTGCACTTGTACCCTGTTAGTTGTCCTATCGTATTTAATAACCTGGGCGGGCAATACTCCGTTCACACCTTGCAATAATTTTGAAAAGGCGAACCCGATTGTACCGGCTAAACTATCATTATTTGCAGGGTCGA